CCATTCGGAGATTGCATTTTCCAAGAGACAGAAAGGCGATCCCCGGAAATAGCTGTGACAACGTGAGCCCCATTAAAGCATTCAGCATCATTGTCGCCCTGAACATTTTGCGCGCCAATGACCGATCCAACCACTGTCTGAGCGTTTAAAGCTGGGCTGACCGTGGCCGTCACATCGTAGATAGTGCCTGTATCAAGCGTGGAGGATATTCCTGTAATGATGCTCGACAAATCAGGTGACGACGCGCCGCGTATGTCGATAGTCACACCAGCGCCGTCGATATCAACGTACTCCGTCGCCGCGGGGGATTGGTTCCCGTCAGCGATTTCAAGATAAAACTCACCATCGCCTGACACTATGCAGCCGCGCATCCATCCGACCATAGCCTTGATGCTGTCGCCAGCGCTCGGATCACAAACAAGAAAAGCTGTCTCTCCGTCCTCAACAGCCAGTGGACGCCCCGCCGTATAAGCCGCAAGCGCCGCTGCCTCGCCACTCGGATAATCCGAAATTCGTATCACCCGGTCTTCGACGCGAATCCAAACACCAAGAGACGCATCGTAATCATCCGACTTGATATATTTTAGATTTGTTGGGTCCGCCGCAACTTCAGCCGTGTAATTCCCAACCGTCCACGTAAACACACCAGAATCATTACCCGACAAAAGAAGAACCGAACCAAGAGAAATGTCGGCAGCTTTCAGCGAAGTGATGCTCTTAAACGCATCATCAAGCGCAGACGGCACTGTTGTCGTAACAGTAGGGTCTCCCGCATTATCAAAACTTAACAGCTTGCCCGCCCGAAGGGCGCTAGGAGGCAACAACAATTCACCCGCCTCATCTGAAAGAGGCGTCCGGAGAGCCCGATCAGAAGAGTCATCAAGCTGCTTCATTAACAGCATGTACCGGGCAAGCTCGTCGTTTAGTGCCGTGACCAAAAAAGGGCCACCAAGAGGGAATACAGTCTGAAGCTCAAAAGGCATGGCACGAAAAATTGTGACCTCATCACCACTAGATGCGCCAGCCCCAAGATTAACAGAGCCACCACCTTCGACACCTGCACCGACAACTGAGTATTCTGTAACTAATGTTGGTGAAGCCGCCAGGGTCGCTGTCGTTCCATTCAGCAAAACAGTCAAATCAGCATCAAGAAGAAACTCAAACGGGACAGCAAACAACGTCTGCGCCGCCGTCGCAGTGTAGGTAATCCTTGGCGTCACATCATTTACAAACATGATTATTCTCCGTTATCGTTTGTTAGCGACCAAGTAACATCTCGCAACGTATCACGCCACCAGATCATACCCGTCAACGGGATCACACGCTGGATCGCCCGCGCCTGCTCGTAAGTCGTTGCATCGCCATCTGTCAGCTTGTCCACGAGATCATAGCCGAGTGACCAGCCAACGCCCGCGATATCTTGGGCAATCTCAGCCCCCTCGTTCCCTTCCTCAACGAAAGGAATATCAAGGCCAAGCGCGCTTCGCATACCAAAGCCCATCTTATCAACGATGCCGTGCGTCTGCTCAAACATCCCCATCAAGCCAGAGATTTCCATAGAGCGGACCAGCTTTTCTGCCGGTTCCTTTTCGTCCCACGCCCAATCCGGCGTCTTCAGATAGTCCACAATCATGCCCATCAGCATGAATGCAGCCACGCCCTGCACCGGATACCCGCTGGCACCCGACCCAAGTGCGTGTGTGATCTTTGTCATGGACGCAATCGGGAACGACAACAGCATCGTAGACATGGACAGAAGGATCGTAGCGGGCGTCTGTATGCGGCTGTCCTTGCCCAACGCTGAATGGGCCATGCGACGTTCGCTTGACCGCTCCTGAAGCGCCTCACGCAGCGCATTGCGCTCTCTCGTAACTGTCGGATCATGGAAGTTGCCAGCAGCCCGTGCGTCTCGCATGTGCCCTTGCAACAACTCGCGAGAAGCGTCCTCTAAATCAATAAGCCTTTGCAGTTCAACCCGTGCATCGGCCAGCTTACTGCGAGAGGGGATAATGCCTTCACTGATCTGCCATCGGTTCAAAGGGCCTGGTGTAACAACGATGTTTGTCGCCTCGGCATAGGCCGCATCGCGCAGCTTTTCGAACAAAGCGCCGCCTTCTGCGCCCGTCCACTTCTCATACTCCGGCCAGTAGACACCGTTCTGGCTTTTAGAGTGCGGGAACTTGCGAAGGTTCTCAATGTCTTTAGGCGAGAAGCCTAGCCGCGCCAGTCGCGCCTGTGCTTTAGACGAGCGCTTTGCCTTGAACGCATCTTCAATGATTGCATGATTGTTAAACCGAACAGCCGTGTCTTTCATAAGCTGGTTAACTGGCGTCATTAAGTTCATCTTGAAGAACTTGTCCATCTGCCGTTCAGACCACCCACTAATGCGGGACGTGCGCGACATAGCCGTATAGTCACCTTCAGCCACACGCTGCACAGCAGTCGATAACTGCCACTGCATAAGCTCCGCAAGCTGCAATCCATGCGCCGCTTTCTTGATCTTTGGCATGTTGCCCGTAATGTGTTCGGCCATCATCTTTGCCGCATTCACGCCACCCACACGGGCGATCATGTTTCCATAATCCGCCAACTGCGTAATGACAGAGCCACCCAACACAGCAGCGTTGACATAGTTACCAGCCGCAGCCCGCGTCCGTCGTGCCCAATGGTCATACGGCAGCACATGCTGCGCCCCAAGCAGGCGATCCCGCATTGTCAGCATGACCTGCTCAGCGTGAAGCGTATCCTTCTCACTCAAACCAGATTGGATCAGATGCTGGCGCACGTTTTCAATTGTGCTGGTCGCATCGGGCTCGCCAAACATGCGCTGCATTTCCACACGAACGCCGGTCTTCCGCATGTAAGACAGCATCACGCCGGATAGGTCGTCCTCAATGAAGCTGACCTGCCGATCCTCGAAAGGCTTTATCAGTCGCCGGGTATCCAACCGCAGCTTACGACCATGTGTCATAGCAGCAGACGGCAGCAGACGGGACGGGTCGTGCGTCAGGTCTGGATCAGAAAGGTACGCATTCAGGAAATCCCACGCCGCCCTATCAGCCGCGGCCTCGTCCGTCATGCCCGCGCCTTCAGGGTGCATAAAGTGATCGTCCCGCAGCATCCGCTGAAACTCTATGTCGTGCTGCTTAATCACATCCTTGCGAAACATGTGCGGGAAGTAATTGTGCCCAAAGCTGTCTTTGCCTAGCGGGGTTTCCAGCATCACATTTAGACGGGCCTCAAGCTCCGTCACCTGGGCCAACACTGCGCTGTCTTGGCTAAAGGTATACTCACGCCGAAGTTCAGCAACCCGCGCCCGCATTTCATTCTGCGACTTGAGCAAACCAGACGACCGCATTTCCTTTTCGCCGTATGCAAACACCTCTTGGATATGCCGCGCCATCTGCTCTACCTGCGGCGGCAGCACACCATAGATCGGATGCGGGAACTCAGTGTTAAAATCACTGATATACAAATCAGCAGCGGCCATCCCAAATTCATTGAAGTCCATTTCGCCTTCGCGCTTGCCAGCAACGTACTGGCGCATCCCCGTCTGCATATTAGAAGCGGCGTTGCGAACATCCCGGCTTAGGCCACCCACACCCACAGTCGAACCTGTTTGATACTCGGCATACAGCGAAGCGTGTTGCGCCCGCAGTCGGCCAATAGGTGCGATGTGGCGCTCTGACTTCATCAGCACGGAAGGCGAAGACTCCATACCCGCCGCGTTCGCCGCTGACATAGACTCAAACTGACCAGCAATCTTCTGCAACGTCGTCATGTATTGGTTGTTGTCCCGCGCCCCCTTGGGTATGCGGTTGATTGGCGTCCACACCACCGACAGCTTTTGAAGCCAGTTGGCCCGCAGATAGTCACGGGAGGCACGGGAAGCGCGCAGTCGCTCCGTCGCCATTTCCCTTGCCTTGGTCGTGCGTTGCCCCTCTGGAAGTTCAAGCACATCTTCAGACCGCATAGCCAAATGAAACTCTGTCAGCCAGTTTGATAGCGCAGCCCCGCCTTCCTGAATGCCAATATCGTCCGGCAGGTTCAGCCGCGCAACAAGATCGGCTGCATCCGCAGGAGATAGGTTCGGGATATCAGCAAATGCCTGATCCAACCGCCCGACATACTCAGCGCCCTCGCCCTTGCGAAGCTCACGAATAGTCATGGTCGTTCCATCAGCCCACGTTGCCGTCAGACCGCCGACCTCTGGGTCAGCATTCTCAGTAAGGATCGGGTCGCGGCCCTTTTCAAATGTCATGCGGCCGAGGTCACGCAAATGCTCCGGCGCATACTTCGTCGTCTTTACCATCGACCCATCGGGCAGCAGCGTATCCACAAACAAACCACCAAGAGGATCTGCAACACCAGTGCCGTCACTGATACTCAGCCCTCGAATACTCGTAGCAACCGACTCAGCACTCAGCCGCCAATCATTGCGAACGCCGTCCCAAACCCAAGTGCTTTGCTTGCCGCCGACCCAAGACTCACGCACTGGCGTCCCAGCATTCCAAAAGCGGGGATCGGTGCCCGCCGATTCCTGGCGCGGGCGCACAAACACAGCGCCATCGTCCGGATAATCAATAATGCTCTCACCCGTTTCGACCACATGGCTGCGTGTGTTCGGTTGGTCAGGGGCCATGCGGCGCACAGCAGCGCCAAGGTTAGCCGCAGCCCGTGCTGTTGACGGTGCCGTGTATCGAATGCCACCAGCAATCCCACGCCCACCAGCGACCATGCCCGTACCAATAACAGTCCCGGCAATCGTGGCCGTCATAAACATTTCAGCAAGTTCTTCATCGTCGATGTACGGCGCGAACTGCGACACCGCCCCGACCTCGACCGCAGAGGTTAAAGCAGACACACGCGCCATGCTCCCGGCAGTCCGCAGCACTGTCGAAGTCCCGGCCCGCGTCACGCCAAACAGACCCCCCGTCACATAGTTGATAGGGTTCAGCAGCTCCGGCAGTAACGAAACGCCGAACGTGTAGACCATGCTGTCGTATTGCTGGCCCATCATAGCGCGACGGCGAACATCTAAGTCTTCTCGCAGCCGGTCAGCTTGGTCTTCGTTCAGCAAGCCGCTGAACAGCCCGCGCTCGCTTGGGTCTTGCACGTAATTCTGCCAGCCACCCGACATATAGTCAGCATCAAGGTGTGTCTCAGCCGGGTCGATAAGATCAGAAACAAAGTCCAGACCGAGATAGGGCAGGCTGGTACGCCACGCATCGCCAACATCCTCAAGGAACCCTTGGTCCCTCAAGCCTTGATCGGTGTTGATAATCCGCTCAGTCGAACGCGCTAGAACAGGGTCCATGCGATCAGCCATTCGCTGCCCTTTTTGCTATTTCAGCTTCAACATTGGATAGCACTTGAGCGTTATTGGCCTTAAGCAAACCTTGAAGCTCTGCGTCTGTCGCGTCCTCAAGCTGGCTTGGTGTGCCAAAGCTAAGGCCTCCCGCGTCTTCCGCCGCTTCGTCTGCCGGATCAATCGGCGTTTCCATGTCCATACCCTCAAGCGGGCCGACAGGAGTGAACACCAACGCCTTGATCCGCTCGACAAACTCTATCGTTTCCTTGCTGACTTCTGCTTGCCGCGCCCCATATGCGTCCCACGCCTCCCCATAAGAAACCTTCAGCGCATCACTGCCTAGCTCTTTCAAAAGATAAGCCCGCGTTACTGCCTGCGTATGAGTCAAATATGTAGGGTAAGGCTTGAGCTTTGACACATATGCCAAGTCCCGGACAGCAGGCACAACGTCTTCATCAAGACGGTTCTTCAGTAGTGCATGACCGAGAAGCCCACGCAAAACACCGTCGCGATCAATAAGGTCGCCGCCGCGTTCGTAGTGGAACTTGATATCTGATAACTGGCGAACCTCTCGCTCTCCCTCAGCTCGCTCAAGGTAGTCATTAGCCGAAGCCTTTTCCACAGCGGCAGGCAAACGCGCAATGGCCTCCGGCCCCGTGAGGCTGACATATTCTTCGGGAGCCTTAATGGCACCGCGCATCATGTAAGTGTTGCTGTTCTCATTGAACCCGGCATAGCTATCATTCCGACCGCGAGTAATCCCCCGCAGCCCTTCAATATCAGGCGGGTTGGCCCGATTGATTGCCCCACTGGATGTGTAGAATCCGTGATGCAACCTGCCTAGAACAGCAGCATCGACACCCACCTTTTCTTCAGCAGTCAGCATTTCTTTATCGTCGTGGGCTTTCTGAAGCCCCTTCGGACCAAGCTTAAAATACTTCTTGGCAGCAACACCAATCTTGCCAAGGTCTAGCCCCTTATCAAAAGGGATAGCATTCCCGATAGCCGCACCTAAATCCACATCAGACATTCCCGATGTGATTGCGCGCCGCATGTTCAAAGCCTTATTCGCTGCTTCCTCTTGATCCTTCATCCGAGGCGCATCATCGTTCCATGGGAGCATGGGCGGCTCGTTGGGCTGGCGCATTCCGTCTTCTATTTGCTGCAACGTGCGCGCAGTGCCAGGAATTTCCTTCCAGTTTGATTGCCCCACATCGTCCCGGTAATGCAAAGAGAACACGACCTCACCGGCATTGTTCTCAGCTTCTTCATGCAGCCGGAACTGGCCTCCCTCCCGCGTAGCTGCGTCTTCATTTTGATTCCTCAGCCAATCCATAATCGCGCCGGGACCACCTAACTGATCTACCGCCGCGGTCGCCAAAGCGCTCATATTGCTTGTCGCACAATTACCCCACCTTTGCTCGACCTTGGTAGCAGCACTTTCTAGCACGGCATCAATGTCTGCCTCCGGCCCCGCTCCGGTGTACATTCGCCAAGCCAAGTGCTTAACCCGGCTCTTGTGCCTGTCCTCGACTTCTTCAAGGCCTTTCTTAATGGCCTTCTCATGCCGATCAGACCACCTCCCAAAGCCCTGTTCAGAATCGCCTTCGACCGCTTCTATAGAACGGAATATGGTTTCCAGGCCATCTGTGCCGAGGTCGCCAAGCGTTCGCATTAAAGTCTTTTCTCCGTCACCAAGGTTCCTGATAAGCGCCCAGGCTTCATCGCCACCCGACCGATGGATTTCCATTGCCTTTTCAAGCAGCGCCCGTGCCTCCGCGCTGTCCGGTGTGTCTTCGGCACTCATAAACAAAAGATCAGAAAGCTGATCCTTATCAAGAACACCTTGCGAAAGGCCATACGCGGCCCCCGCAATCGGCCCTTGAGCTTTAGTTACCTTGCCAATGTTTTGCAGCACCGCAGGGCTTGTAGCCCGCTCGAACAACGACATGTCGCCAATAGCCAAAGACGCCTGACTAAGCGCTTCCTTACGGAGAACCCGCATGGTGTTAATGTCTGCCGCCAGCGCCCGCCGTTGGGCCGCGCCCATTGAAGCGTAAGCATCACGGTCAACGCCGGGGATACCGCCAGCGTTACCGCTCCTAATGGCAGACTGAAGCTGGCCCAATTGGCTTGGCGTCATGTTCTCCGCAGCGCGATGCACCGGAGAGTAAACGCCATTCGCAATCGAAAGCACCCGTTCAACATCAAATGAAAGTCCATATGCTGCGCCAGCCTGCTTAAGCTCCTCGGCATTGGCGAGCTCGTCAGCAGTCAGCGCCCGCCCTTCGACAGCCGCATCGAATATGCTCATTGTGCTTGCCGCTATATCGGCGGCAGCTTCCTGCTTCCCGATGGAAAATTCTCGATTAAACGCTTTGACCTGAGCGTCGGTCGTGTACTTCCCAATGACAGACGCAACGCCGTCACCTAAGACGCCCTTAAACTTTTCATCCGCAGCATTCAGCGCAAGCTCGCCATGCCGGGTTAGCTCTTTGTTGTAGGCAACAGGATCGCTCGCCAGCTCTGGATCAAGCGAAAGCTGCCGCGCCTTCTCCTCAAAGTCCGCGCCAAAGCGGCGGACGTATCGCTTCTCAGCTACGTCTTCAAAGGCCGCGTTGTAATACTCCCCGCCGCCCTCGGGAGTGGTGATCGGGCGCAAGTTCCCGTCTTCATCAAGAACCATTTCTTCTGACAGCGCATCCTCTTGGCCTTGAGCGACCGCATCCTTCTTGGCTTCTGCCAGCAGAATATTTGTATAGCGGTCAGCCATGCCTTTGATCGCGCCAAAGGCTTCCGCCGTATTGCCTGCGTCATACTGAAACTTCGGCAGGCTCCGGTTAAAGCCGACCGTCCGTTGATCTTCGACCAAGCTCTTTGGAATAGTCCGTGCCATAACGATCCTTTATCGCTGGAAGTTTCCATAACGCTGCGCTGATTTCGGGACATAATTATTCGCGTAATAGCTATTCGTCCCAGTAGGCGTACCGCCACCCGGAACCTGCACCTTTTTATAGGCGCTGTATCCTTCAAGCCCAGACGAAACACCACCGACAATCCCGCCAATGATAGAGTTCCGTGCCCGTGATTTAGTGGAAGCCTTGTCCGTTCGGATTGCTAGTTCAGTCCGGGCATTCCGCTGCCCTTGATTAAAGCGTATTGCAGTTAAGTCGCCACGCGCCCGATCTGTGTTGAACTTGTTCACGCCCTCAAGAAACGAACGATTGCTCCCCAAGCCCGCCGCTCCCTGTGCAGCCATGTTCGCTGCCCTCAACCGCCGCGCTTGATCCTGCCGCTCGTCTTCCGCATCTAGCGTGGCGATCTCGTCAAGCTCCATGTCAATGCGCTGCTGTTGCTCACGCGCCTTCTGTGCAGACTTCGCCGCACCCGCCTGAGCGAAGCCCTGCACGACAGACATAGTGGCACTCAATGCCATAGCTGCAACGGTCACACACATCAGGCAGTAAACTCCATATTCAAGCCAAGCAGCGTCACCGAAAACGGTTCCTCTTGCGTGATGGTTATTTGTGGATTGCGAGACCAGCCCCGGAGATAGAACTGTTTTATCCCGGTTCGGGAAACAGGGGCCGCAAGTATGTCGCTGCCTACATTGTAGAGAGACATTTTCTGCCCATCAACTACCACGCCAATAGTCTCATCAATAACAAGCGTGACACGCGATAAGCGGCGCGCTTCCCCTGCCAAAGACCCAAAACTAAACGCAGCATCAACAGGCAGTGTCTTGACCACAAAGTCATAAGCAAAGCCTATCTCAATATCCTCCGGGTCTTGCCAGCTTTCTAGGGTTAGAACGCCAGCGCCGCTAACCGTAAACGACCCCAAGAAAAACCCTGCCGACAAAACAGCAACCGTTTCGTTTGCGTACTCCGCCCCAACAGTCCACGTGGTACTTCCCCCAGGCGTGTTAAAAGCCGTCATGCTGTCGAGGATGTTGTCGGCTGAGTCCTGCGAAAACTTCTCAAGGTAATAAACCCCACCGCGCAAGACAGAGACATACGCAGAAGTATCCAGAACGCACACACTATCAAACGCGGCACCGGGCGTATCCCACGGCACCCAGGCCGCAAACTTTTCATCACGGGCGGATACAAAAACAGCCATCGTCCCATCGCCGTTTACGATCATGCAATACTGCTCAGTCGCCACCGTGTTGCCCTGCATTGCGGCCATGTCGAAAACATCATTAACCAAGTGTGAAGCTGCGATATTGAGATGGACAGAACGATAAGCTGCCTCAGAGTCTTGGAATAAATACTCGCGAATTGTCTGCGCGTTTTGCTGGGCAAAGATCGTGGCGCCATCAAAGGCCACCGGATTGACATTAGACGAACCATAAGATGTTTGACGACGGACAGCGACAGCAGAAGGCGTAATCCCACCATTCCCCTGCGGCAGAAAGAACTCAGAGGTTTCGGTAAACACCTGCAAGTGTCGGTTGGAAAGCATGTGCTTGATGTTCGACACCTTACTTGCGCCCACTTCAATTTGGATTGAAGCGTCGTCTTCACCTTCTGCAATGTCAAAATTAAAGAAAGAGCCAACCCGGCTTGACCAGATACCGGCCGGTTGTTCAGTGCTACCACCGAACCAAAGCCGATTGTCATGCAGGGTTACAGCCCCAGGATATCCGCGCACTGGACTAAACGCTTGCTCTGCCCAGTCTTGAGTAGCCGCCCCCGTAGGATCAAACTTTACCGAAGGCCCGCCGCCATCGACGCTTGATGTTGCTGTCCCTGCGCTGGTGAACTCATATCGATCTTCGTCCAGCACAGTAATTGTTTGTGCCCCGTTGAGTTGCACAGCCGTGATCCCGCCGACCGCGTTTGCCCCGCTGATTGTAATTGACGCGCCATTGCTGAACCCGTGATTAGCCTGCGTTACCTCAACAACCTGACTGCCGTTCTCAACACGAAATGGCTCAAGGTCGTATAGTCCGACAAGGGCCGCGGCCTTAACCGTTGCTGTCGCAGAAGTCGCTGTCGCAACAGCCGTAATTTCCACCTCGTCGTTGCCCAGTAAAAATCGAGCACCAATGTGCCCGTTCTCAAACAAATCGTCCGACGCTGTTAGCGTAATTGAGCCCGTCGTCCCGCTTGGTGAAATCGTCAGGTCTTTATCAGCAAACTTAAAAAACGGCTGGTAACTTTTCCTGTCGCTTGGCGATGTGTCAAAAGCATAGTCCGTCAGAGTAAATGTGGTTAGCGACGTCCGCAGCAGACGCTTAGGCATAAATGCCCTATGCGCTATGAACATCGTGTTCGCGGCTTGAGTGTGCGTAAGCTCCCAGACTTGATCTGCATCCCAAGGGCAATCCCCAGACGAGAAGCTCTGAAGCAACGTCCCGTCAGGATCATAGATATGCATCGCTTCGTCCGCGATCCCGATCACATACTTTTCGTCAGCAGAAAACTCAAAAGAAATAAGGCGCACCCTAGAAGGCAGGGCGACCAAGCGCTCAGTCCCTGGGCGCGTTTGAGCACCGCCTGTATTTAATGGCAACACATTGCGTAAACTGGCCGCACCACGGCTGTAGATATTTTCACCCACACGCCCGAACATATGGGGGTCTAACTCACCGGCGCTAAAGTCAGTCTGTAAAAGGCGAAGCTCGGTCAACGCGCCCTCCAAACATTACGCGACTTAATGCGCCGGTTTGTCTGCGCGCTGGCATCAGCGTGCTTGGCTTGCCGCATTTGAACGTCAGCCCGCTTCTCAAAGTAGTCCGCAATATCGGCTTTTTGTGCAACTGCGGTGCAAAAGATTGCAGCAAGGCGAAGCTCGACAAGCGTTAAGAAATAAGGGGGCCACTCCGATACAGCGATATTAGCCGTGTAGGTGGCGGTAAGAACTTCTTCATCACTGGCATTGCAAAGCAAGCGATCCCCAACAGTGCGGAAGGGAACGTCCCAATCGTTAGAGGTCAGGCGATCAATGCGAAGGCAATCAGCAGGCCGGATATATTGAGCGGTAAAGTTTGCCTGTGGTGCGGCTGTCACTCGGCTTAATTGCTCTTGCTTCTTTGAGAATGACCACGGGTAAGAAGAAAGCTCATTAGCAACCGTGTCGTCATATAAGTGAGATGCCGCATCGCTTTCGGTTGTTCCGTCAGTGAATGAGCTGATAGGGTCAGCCCCCATCATCACCAAAGCCCTAGAGCAAACATCAACCTTAGTAATCACATCACTCTCCATAAGCAGAAAGGGGCAGGCTCGCGCCCACCCCCTCCTAACACGGAACCGATTGTCCGGGTATCCCCGGCTTCAGTTAGCTCGAAGCAGCGACAGTCGTAACCGTAGCCGCGTAGTCAGCAGACGTGACAACAAGCGTATTCAGCAGATCGAGATTGGTATCGTAGCATTCGATAACATCCCCGTTCTTCAGGTTGTTCGTCACCGAGTTAAAGTAGCCAGACGCAACGACAGTCGCGTGTGCGTCAGCGGATGTGTAGTGGAAGATACCGTTTGTACCCCCAGCCACACGACGTAGGTTTGCAGCAGTAAGTGCCATGTCAGATTACTCCGTGTTTGTGATTAGGACTCGTCAACTTCGACAATGCGGCAACCGCCAGCGTCGATCAGAACAGCGCCCATAGAAAGCTGGCTGTTCACGAAGTTGGAAGCCTTCTCAGCGACATAATCAATCCGCGTAGACACATCGGCGTTAATGCCGTGGCCGACTGCAGATGGATGCCAGCACAGGCAATTCCGAATGCTACTGCCGTCTACCGTCAGACCTGAGTGCGTGAACATATTGAAGCCAAGCCAACGCTTGGCTGTCATGCCACCTTTGAACGGGAGTTCGTCCATGCCGATAAAGTCAGCAGAGGCGAACGAGTTGTCCGACAGGAGGTCAGTCCATGCAGCGGGAGATACCGCCATCCAACGCTGGCCGTCATCGGGCACATCGTCGTTATTCAGATCTTCAAACAGTTGAAGCATCTTGGCTTTTGTCAGCCCAGTACTGCCGTGAGCAATGGTGTTTGAAGTCGTTTCCATTGCCGCGATGATGATGTCGTCAGTCGTGCGGCCCATTGCATAAGCTGCGCTGGATGCGACGACCATGCGTTCATCAATGTTAGTCTTGAGCTCGTCAAGCACATCAATGTAATCGCCAGCGTAGTAGTCAGCCATCGTGGCTTCAACGTAGCTGTGGACGAGGTTCATCGGCGTGATGTTGGCGTGACGCCCTTTGGTAGAGGCTACGCCTTTGGCGAGCTTCTGAAAGCGCACGGTATTCGCAGCGACAGTCTTTGTGCGGACGGTGCCACGGAACTTGGAACCCATTCGCTGATATGCAAGATGCACATCCTGCTCGAACTGGGTGATAAAGGCTTGGTCAATTGTCTCGCTCATAGCGGACTCCGTTATCTGGATTAGGACAATGGTTCCCCAACCTCAGACCGGCGCGAGTTCCCGCGAACGGCTCACCGTCTTGATATGGACCTCAAAGGTTAATGACTAATTAAAATGCGCGTGTCAAGCGTTACCACCCATTGTGTATAAATGACCAGAACACACAAACCCTAGCTTTCGCAAAAGCTGGCCGGTCTTATCAACATCAATCCCGGTCGTCACGCCAAGCTGAACCTCAACAACATCTGGATCATCAAAGGCCCAGCGAGTGAAGTCGCGGATCAACAGCACCCCAGCCATTGATCCCCGCGAATCCTTGGGCACAAAGAACAGAAGATCGCTCGCCGCTTTCTTCTCAGAAAAATACATCGGCGTCGTGGCCCCCGCCATCAAGCCGATGATCTTTTCCCCAAGCACAACGATCTTTCCATAGAAATTGGATTGCCCGATTAGCCCGGACAGATTGGCGATAACCGCGGCCTCACTGAAAGGAATGTCCCGGTATCGGGACTCTTCATGTAACTCCCGGCCAAGTCGGACAACCTCGGCAATGTCCGAACGATCAAGTGTTCGCATACCGACGCGCATAGGCTTCGTCCACTTGCTTGATGAAGTTTGGATCACGGCTCCCGGCTTTCCAATACCGCTCGTCGTTTTGCATTGCGGTCAGTTCTTCTTGTGTTGGGATTGGATCGCCACCGCCATCGGAAGGCAACGCGGCCTGCCCGCTGGTCAACCGCTCAAGCATGGCGACACCGCTGGCCGTTTCCGTCAGCCGTTGCAGAGCCTCATACTCAGATTCATCCTTAGCGTTTGCTTCCATCCACGCACCGACAGCAGAGATACGAGCGTCGGCATTCTCACCAAGGGCAGCGCGTTCGGCGGCAAGGTCTGGCTGCGCGCCCATGATTGCAGTCGCATAGGCTTCAAGCCCTTGCTCATATGCTTCTTGGGGCAGCTTTGCGGCGTGACAAGTATCCCGCCACCATGTCGCGATCTCGCTTTCAGCGAACGCCTCCGGGTCCGTAATTTCAATTGTCTCAGGAACTACGTATCCGTCTGGCGTTTCTGGTACGCCTTCAGGAATTTCCGCTGCAATTTCTTTTCGGACCTCGGCGGCAATGTCATCACGCTTTCCGTGGAAGGCGCGCTCCAACTCGCCGTAACTGGTAGCCAATGCTTCCGGGGTTGTGAACTTTTCCGGTAGCCACGATGGACGGTCAGGATCAGAGGTAGTCGCGGCTTCACTCGTCGTTTCCGCTGCCTGCTCCTGTGTATCCGCTTCCGGGGTTTCTGCTTCCGGCGCTGGCACTAGCGATTCGTTGGGCATGATTGTGGTCCTCTACTCTCTGCATGATTATGCCGACAAGGCTCCGCATGCCTTCAAGGTGGCGGAGTTCGGCGTCAGTGTGTTGGGGAGTGCATGTCGTGTACTGCGTAATGCTTCGCAAGTAGGCGAGCATTTCTTTACCGCCTCCCGTGGATAGAGCGGCGGCTATGTGGGCGTTGATCTTGGCGTCGGCGTCGGCTGTACGGATATGTCCGTCAACCGATGGGCGGGCCAGCTTCTTGGGGGATTTGCTCATTCGGGTCTCCGGCCTGTTGACCAGCGGCCTGTGCAAGCTGTTGAACAAGCTGCGCTCGTTCTTCAGGGCTTCGCAACAGGGTCGCGGGTACTGCTAGGTTCTCGGCTAAGTAGGTACTCGACTTCTCTTGATCGACCATCAGGTTAGCAATCTGCCCACCAAACAATCCGCCAAGCATCTGCATGAATCGTGCAAAGTTCTCAACGTCTTGGAACCGCTGCGCTTGACTAAGCGGGGCGCTGGCGACCACACGAATGTCCAACCCGTTGACGGGCGGCGCATCAATAAGGCCACGCATCCGCAGGATATAAACCACGCGCTGCATTAGCGGGACAACAAGTTCGTTCTGAAGGCGCGAGTAGGTTCCAGACAAGCGACGGCTTAGATCAGCCATGCGTTCGGCGATCTCTGTCGCAGTCTTGGGAGACTGATCGGGAGAGCCAAGGCGCTCGTTGAAAAGCCCCCGGCGAATTGAATCGCGGATTTCATCAAGCACCAAGCCCGCCACATCAAAGCGTGATGCACTATTGATCGGCTGAATACCTCGTGTGTTTGGAGCTACAGGGATCACAGCGCCCGGTGCAATGCGGATCGTATCCGGATTAACGGTTCCATCATCATCGACTTGATACATACCGCTTACGGCAAGGTCAGCGTTTTCAAGAACGAATTGGCTTATCAGGTTGACCGTCTTGATACTGGAAAGGGAATTGACGATAGGCCCGCGGCCCCACGTTTCGCCCGCAGCTTTCGCCCACCGGAATACAACGAAAGGTGACGAGCCAATGCCGACAAGCTCTGTCTCGAAAACCTTCTTGCCCGTCTTCTCAGAATAGACGCAGTGCTTATAAACGTATTCGTTCGAACGCTCCCACACGCGGTGGCAGGACTCGATCAGGCAAACCTTCTTGCCAGGACCGCCGCCTTCCTTCTCGTCAAGGTTCGACGCGCCAGGAAAGGCAACGCTAATTTTGGTTGGCTCAACCCAGTGACGGACAAACACACCGTCGATCTTACCGTCCGGCCCTTCATCCAACGCCACGTTCGGCATCGGGATTGATCGGAATCGGACAAGCTCAAGCGAGTCGCCGTTGTCCACACGAAGGACGCCGGTGCCGACAGCCAGGTCTAAATAGCATTCGTGAAGCTCGGCAGAGATATTGGTGTTCTGAAGAATGTCAAAGACGAGGCCGGTCATTTGCTCAAGCGGCTCAAGCATCTGTTGCTTTAGCTCGGCAGGCACGGCATTGCCGGGAGCGAACATTGCCCAACGCACATGGCCGGGTGTTAAGCCAGACTGAATGCGGGACGCGAACTCCTGCACACCAGACACAGCAGTCTCGTCAAATATCTCGGCAGTGCGTTTCTGTCCGGGGCTATCGTCAAACATGCCGGTACGACCGGGCATGGTATAATCGAAGCACTCGTCAAACAGAGAGTTCCATCGTTCCTTTGACGCAAAGGCGCGCTTAGACCGGGCGACAATAGGATCAGCGCCAGAGCCAGCTTCGGAGATTGCATACACTTCAGCCAAAGTAGTTACGCCCGAATCCGGACCCCTTGGCACTAGAGATCAAAGATCGTGTTCCAATACCCGCGCCAATGCGCTTTGCATTGGACAGCGCCTGCTCTTTGTTTTTGGTCTTCTCACCCTCAAGGCGCTCGCGTTCAGCGTCACGCGCAGCTTTAGCTGCCGGGTCTTCCTTCGGAACCTTGGGTGCGAAGCACATTATATTCGCCCTGATATTGTGTGGCGTCGGATGTTAGCCTTGCGATGTTCATACGGCGAAAAGTTTCGCTTGGCAATAAAGGGCGGTGTCACCGTTGCTCCCGTCGTAATTGCCTTGCCCTCTCCGCCAGCAAGCATGAGATATTGCAGAGCGTCGTGCGGATGGCTGTATTGATTCTTGTTCGGGCTGTCCTCATAGCGCTCTCCCGTCACACGAATACGCTTATACTGGTAGCCACCCTCAAAGCCTACAATGATTGTAACACAGCTTGGATCAATCAGCAGACCGGGATTGCCATCGACCAGCCGCTGCAACGGACCATGCACCGCATCAATGCGAAGCACCGGGTCATTGCTATTGGCAGGTTGGGCAGGGATGCCTGCCGATTTCAGAATCATAAACGGTGTCTTCTCGTCCGTCTGCGCCCGGAAGTCTCCCGAAGGATCGCCCGTCACACGGAAGCGAAAATCCGGGTACTCCGCCATCACCGCCTTTAGTTCCTCGGCAAAGGCCACCGTGCCCATGTCGGAAGCCACAAGCTCACGGAATACAATCCAGCGACGGCCAATCTTCTGGCCGAATACAGCAGCAGGAGTAAGTCCAAAGTCCACACCCACAAGGATATCCACGCCAGGGAAAGGCGCAAGCGGCTCCGACGCAACATGCGTAGAGCGATCGAAGTCGCGGTAGACAGGACGGCCTTCCACCACGCGGCCAATCTTATTGAACACATAAACGTCCATCCAATCCGCGGTCTTGCCAGCGGCAAGATCAGGATAATAAGAGTCATGCAGGTTCATCAAGTTCTCGGCTTCGGGGTTTATCTCCATGCCAATGACACGATCCTCATCGTCGCGCCGCGCTATCATTGCAGGCGGCTGCACATAGAAGGACCAACTCTTCGGGAGGACCAACGCATCCCGCTCACGCTTGGTCATACCATTTGGCGGCGGTGCCCACCCGGCCATGATCGCCATCCAGTGATCGTCCGACATAGAGTTCGTATCAGCGATCACGCCGCTCCACGTTGGGCCACCCTCACGCATGGAAGGGAACCGGCGCACACGGGAGGTGAGGCCATCAAAGATCGCCTTCGGAACCTCACGCGCTTCATTAATATAGCCGCCGGTCAGTTCAAGACTGAGCAGCTTCTTCACATCTTCGGGCCGGTCAAGCGCCAAAAAAATAACCTCAAGGTCAAGCCGTCCACGCTTGATGTGATGGGTGTAAGGGGGCGACCACATGAACCGGCCCCAAGTGTTCTCAGGGAACCAGTCCAACCAAGTCTTGATCGTTGTCGTCTTTAGCTCTGGCCCCGTGTTCCGAATGACGGCCCACCGGGATCGGCGGATACCTTTCTTGTCAGGCTCCTGAGCAAGCGCCCGCCGCATAATCTCCACGCAGCAGGAAGCCGTCTTGCCCGAACCAATAGGGCCGCGCACGATCCTTACGAAGTTATCATCCTTCATAAAGGCTCGAAGCGTCGGCCCACTTGGCTTGTAGTCGAGGTCACTCAATCTTTATCAGATCGGTTGTCGCCACCATCATACTTGTACGTGGCTTTCTTCCCACCAGTCCCACCAAACAAAGCCTTATCAACAGAACGATGAAGGCGATCGAAGGGACCATCATTGCTAGTAGAGAAGAACGCATTGCCCGATGTTTGTGGGGTAACCATTTCAGGCGTCGGAGTCGCGACCGCACCGGGGCGTTCATACGCTTTGCTGCTTGTCACAGGAACCACCTTCGCAGGGGGCAGTGGCCGGAACGGCCCGCGGTCAACCTCAGTAACCTGCAACGGCGGCACCGTCACCGACACAGCGGCGGGCTGGCGATCAGGTGTTAAAGACACGTCAGGACCGGCAAGAGGCGGCGGAGCCGTAGAAACAACACCGGGGATACTCGGAGGCGGCGGCGGGGGAATCATTTCGCCACCAGCCGGGGTCCGCGCACGGACAGCATTGCTTGAGTTACGCGCCGCGTCCACCTTGGCACGGGAAACAGCATTGCCCGCCATCGACGGGGAGACAGGCTTCGCATTGTCACGGGCCTCGGCCGCAGCACTGGCCGCATCGTACATCCTCCGAGCGGGCTCAGGAGTGCCGACAGGCTTAATGCCTTGGCTCGTGGCAGGGGAAAACCTAACACCAACACCGCCATACGGAATGCTCTTGCCAGACCCCTTGCCGGTTTGCTTGGT